CTTTTATTTAATTTTGCTAAATAAGGTTCCTTTAATGATACCCCCTCTATGTCAAAATATTCCTCATCCTTTTTATCTGCTAAAGAACACCAGACAGTAAAATCTTGTCTCAATTTTCTTAACTCGCGAATCGCTTCTAGAAAAAATGGATAATTTCTATAATTATTTAAACGATGATTAAATACAATTGTTTTATTTGGCTCTTTACATATATCTTTCGCAATATCTTCATCATTTACACCAATATAATGTGGTTTCATAATAGAAGATAATTTCTTTATAGTTTCAGAATTAAACCAATGTGAAGCTTCATTATTAATTATATTTCTTATTTGTGTTTGAGTATTTAATCCACACTCCAACATCTCCAATGTTCCTTGTAAATTATATGACAAATACGTTCTAGCATATTTTGCGAACTCTTTAGTTTCAGTCCAGTGACAATATCCAATAATTGGGAGTCTTCCAAAATGCGTAGCATTAGATAAAAAATTCGATATATTAACAGTCCACTCTGGCAATTGTGAAAATACAAAATCAAAATCTTTATGTTTCCAATCAACAATCTTCAACCACGCATTATGATCAAAGTATCCCCGCATTGAATTTGGATAAGTTGGTAATCTAAGATTGGTATATTGTACCACATTAGGAATATTCAAAAGACGAGAATATGCAGTAAGTGGAACATGCCAAATCAAATCATCTCTAGTTTTATTAAGTTCTCTAACTAAATCTGAAAAAAACTTAACAAAAGAATCTTTATCAATATCTTTTTGGTATGTTATATTTGGTACAACTAAGACTTGATAACAATCTTTTTTTATTTCAAAATCATCAAATAAACTCATCTTATTATATCAATTTTATCAATATTATCCAAAGTCCAAAATTCTAAATCATTTCTCAATCTACCATCTGCCTTTACATTCTCCCATCTTTTCTGTGCCTTCTTTTTCCACCAATTTACAACATTATCAAAATAATAATTATCAAAATTTGGTTTTTTGATTAATTTATCAGTATTACCAAAAATATAATCTTTAGTATTTTCATATCCATAATCAGAAATATAATATCGTTTTTGTGTAGTGATTGCCATTTTCTCTTTAACAAGTTTCAAAAGATTATTATATTTTTCTATATCATATTTTTTTAAATGTTCTTTAAGAATAGAGAGTATTTTTCCTTGTGTGCGGAACTTTCTGCTTGTTGGAATCGCTTGATCATCTTGAACCAACGGATTTCCATCATTCTTCTCTTCAAGAAATTCTCTCGTTTTTTTATACACTTCATCAGAAAGATTTAAAAGTAATTTACTTTCTGTATTACCTTTATGTCTAATATAAGGTTTTAATCCATCATACTGACTCATATTTTTAATTGAACCATATAATGATGTTGTTTCAAAAAACAACGCTTCCATTTCATCATATTTGTTATTTACGAATTCTCTCAATTCATGACAGACACAAATTAATGCAATTAATTTTCCGCCAAGACAATTAAATCCAAATGGTTGTGATGGCACAATATTAAATCCATTAACAAAATGTTTATTAGCAATTTTTAGTGGAGTTTGTTTACATTGAAAATATACATTTCTCGGTTTTATATTAATAACTGGGGAACCTAATTTAATAAATCCTACAAATTTTCCAGTATTCTTTTCTCTAATACCAAAACGAGAAGACCTGCCGGGGGAATTGTCAGCATTAAAGCTCGCCGTCAATTCTAACAAAGTGGTGTAATCTTTTGTTAATAATTTCCCCACAGCAGGTTTATCTGAAGTATGAACGATTTCAAATTCCATATCTTCAGGGGCAAGTTCCGGAGAATTAAAGAGATCATCCTCAGGACCTAGCCCAAATAGCGAAAGAGAGCTTGGTAGCCCTTCTAATCTCTTTCGCTTTTTATATCGATAATATGTTTCAATATCAGCAAATTCATCATAAAAACCAATATAATCTTCGTAAATATTTAAAGTTTCTTCTTTATTTAAATTCAACATCAGACATCACTTCCGTTAAACATGCTACCATATTTAATTCTTGGTCTGCGACAAAAGCCGCTTTATATTGATAATCGGCAAGTGAAAGTATAATTGAAGGTAATGAAGTTTCAATTGCTGTAAGACTCAATGCATCATATAATTTTTTAAAAATCTTTGTAGAATCATTATCTAAATTTTCAGCGACCCACCTTCTCATATCATTAAACTTTTTCTCTTTCAACATCCCTAATAAATTATCTATTGACTGATCAGTAATTGATGAAAGAATTCCAACATCAATTTTACCAGAAGAACCATACCGCTGAAGTTCATTTAAAACTCTGCGGAAATCTGGAAAAAATTTATTAATTAATTCAGCAACAACCTTCTCTTCAAATTCAATATTTTCTGTTTGTAAAATAGAAACAATTCTTTTAAAAAAATCTGATGCGATAAGTGGAGAATCCTTTTTACTAATTTTATAATCAATAACCGCGCATCTTGAATGTATTGGTTCAATAATTCTATTTTTAAAGTTACAAGTAAAAATGAAAGAACAATTAGAAGAAAATCTTTCTATAAATCCTCTCATAGCAGGTTGAGTTGATGCAGGATTAAGATAATCCGCCTCATCAATTATAACAACTTTTCTTCCTCCCGTCATAGAAACAGAAGAACAATATTGGTCTAATTTAGACCTTAAAAGATCAATTCCAGATTCTTCAGAACCATTAATAATAATATAATCAGATTCAGTTTCTCTACATAATGCAATTGCGGAAGTTGTTTTGCCAACTCCTGCTCCACCAGAAAGCAAAAGATTTGGCACATGATTATTATCCACAAATTCTTGTAAAGAGGTTTTGATGCCATTGGGAAGAATACAGTCTTGTATTTTCTGAGGACGATATTTTTCTACCCAAAGAATATCTTTATTCATTTACCCACTTTTGTTTCAGAAATTTCTATAAATTCTAACGCTTTATTTTTTTTCACAATTTTAGCTTCAGCGTTAGCTTCTTTTTTTGTTTTAAATACTCTAGTTAAATTCAATTTTTGTCCAACTCTTTTGAAAACTAGATTATAAATTTTAGATTGTTTCTTAGCTGCCATATTGCCTCCTAACTAAATTTTGAAGAAGATTCAGTAGCAATCCAATACTGAACACTCGATCCCTTTGATTTAAAATGTGCAATACCTCTTGAAGAGATTTGAACATCATAATCGTCTCTCATTAATTTTATGTTTTCATGTTTGAAAACAACTTGAAAAGTTTTATCTGTCGCACCCACTTCAATTCCTAACTCATCTGTTGAAGTGTTGTTAACATCCATTACCGTAAGTTCCATTTTAGAACCATCACCAACCACCCCAACTTCAGGAAGATGTAAAACTGCAGATGCTCTCATAAGTGCATCTAAATCAGTTTGAGTTAAAGTAAATTTAATTTCAGCTTCCGGAAAATCAATTGATTTTTCAGGCGGGGCTACAAACATTGATGGATCAGCATATACATACTTCACTCTCTTATTGCCCTCAATTATTTTAACATGATCAGAATTAAAATCAAAAGTCGCTTTATTGAACATAGCTAAAGTTCCAAGAAATTTATTCAATTCATAAACCGCAAAATCTTGAGGAAATTCTTCAGTAACTTCTGCCTGTGCGAGAATATTTTTTTGGGGGGAAACTGTTTTAAGAATTTTTCCTTGTTTAAATGCAAGAGATTGATTAATCTCAGAAAAATTCTTTAATATGTTTTGTGTTTCAGTAGATAATTCCATAATATTTCATCCTATTAAATTAAAATTAGTTTAAACTTATATTCTATCATTAGATTTCTAATATGTCAAGTTATAATTTATTTTATTCTCCTCTTAGGAGATTTTTTTCTATTCTTATTTGACGTTTTACCAAGTTTCCGTTTTCTTTCTTCGTGAAATGGCCTGGTTTCTAAATCCATTCCATGAGAAGCATATTGTAATTTTCCAAGATCTTTCATTGTACCATGAAAAACATAATGTCCAACATGTTGAATTTGCATCCAAGGACATAACCAAGTTGATATTCCCATATTTCTAACCATTTGACAAAACATATAATCTTCTGAAAGATAGCGATCTGTTTTATTTGAACTGCCTCCAGGCATCCATGTATCATTATCTATGATAGTATCAAAATAAGCATGAATATATCTTGAACCATCAAAATGTTCTGTTCTATTATGATCTGGTTTATAACTAAGTTCTGGATAAGCCTTTCTATATTTTTCAAATACAGAACGATGTATCATCATAAATCCTGTTCCAACTTCCAAAACTTCTAATGGTTCATCTAATTTTATCTTTCCATCTTTGGTAGTTCCCGCAGGATTAAATACGAAATCTCCTGTATATTTTTCTAAGTCCATCGGAGTCGTATCACCCAAACCTCTATCAACTGCGTTACGAACTTTCTCCCAAGCAATTGTTTTTTTAGGATATGGTCCCCCAACAATTGATTTTTCTTCTCCATCACATAAAACTGCAAGAGAAATTAAATCTTCAGGATTGAAAGCGATATCAGAATCAATAAACATTAAATGTGTATAATTTTCTGCTCTCAAAAATTCATCAACTAGATAATTTCTTGCTCGAGTAACTAAAGATTCATTAAATAAATAAAAAAACTTTAAATCCATACCATATTTTGTAGCAAGCGTAACAGTATCTATGGCAGATCTTGTGTACATTCCTGAACACATTCCACCATACATAGGGGTTGCTACAAAGATACGCTTTTTTCTTAATTCTTCAACTTGTATTTTTATTTCCATAGGCCACTTCCACTAGAGCATTAAAAAAGAGTGACAATTTAACTTATCACTCTCTATTTATTACCATGCTTTCAGATTATCATCTTCTGCTGAAATATTGTCATGGTCAGATTCATTAAAATCTTCTTCAGGTGCCGCTGATACATCAGCATCAACTTTAGTATAAAGGTCCCTAAATGATGTTTTTGTTTCATCATCAAATCTATTAATACAAAGATCAATTGACTGTAACCGGTCACCAAAAATTGAATACGCTTGACAAATATGTGCCAGACGTCGGGTTGCGATAATTTCATCACATCCACCATCATAAAAAGTCTTACGAATAATATCAGACCAATTTACAAGTTTGTTTGCAAAATCTTGGTCAGAACATCCAAGTGAACTCAAAAGTTTATTGACAATATTCTTCTCAATAGCGATTGAAGGATATTCCTGCTCAACTGTAATTGGAAAACGCTCAAGGAACGCTTCATTCATAATATTAGTTCCAATGAATCTTCCATCTTCACTTCCTTTACCTTTAGTATTGGCAGTTGCTACAACATTAAATCCATGTGAAGGTTTTACCCAGCGATTTACTTTTTTCAAATAAACACCTTTACCCTCAAGTACAGGTTGAATACATGCAATTTTCATAGTCGCATAATCAATCTCATCCAAAAGTAATACCGCACCACGTTCCATTGCTTTTACTACAGGGCCATCTTCCCAAACAGTTTCACCATTCACCAAAGTATAATGCCCAAGTAAATCATCTTCATCAGTTTCAGAAGTGATATTAATTCTGAAAAGTTCTCTTTTCAATTCTGCTGAAACTTGTTCAACCATTAAGGTTTTACCATTTCCAGAAAGTCCTTGAACCCAAACCGGATAAAATTTTCCAGATTTGACAATTCTCGCAAGGTTCTTATAAAATCCAAATTTCACATAATTTGGATCTTTTTCAGGAACATAAATTGGAGTGTTATCAATCACAACTTTTTTCTCAACATTAACTGGTACAGGTTCCAATATAACCTCAGGGGTTATTGGAACAACTTGAGCCAAACTCGGCCCATCAAAATTTGGAACCTTAAATTGATTCCTAGCAACTCGATAGTTTGGATTTACAAACCATGTTGCAGTTTTACGACCCATTTCTTTTGAAAGTTCAAGAGCCTCAGTTTTGGAAAGTACATTCCTTCCATACTTCTCTTGGGCTTTCTTAAAAAAATCTATTTGGTGGTCTTTATATGTATTCATCATATCCTCATTATATATTGGTTAATTTTCTCTACTCAATCTCAATTACACTTATATTATACCAGGTTTCAGGCACAATGTCAAGTTTTTTATGCCGCAATCATATCAATCATTCTATTTAAGATAACTCTATTGGTCAGCTTTCCGCCTACCATCTTTTTAAACGCAGTTCTAATTTGTCCTTTAGAAGATTCTGCGGTCAAATTATCGAGAGTTGCTTCTTCAACATCTGACATCTTATTAGTATTAATATAATATCTCTCATCATATCCTGAATCATTTTTCATCGCGATACTTCCGTTCTTTTTCCATTCCTTTTCCATGCCCGCCATCGCGTCCCATTCAAATTGATATCTTCCACGTTGTCTGAACCACTTACGACCTGCCAAAAAGAATCCAATTACATTAACTCCCGTTGCTTCTCGAAGGAGATTCAAATAATCAGGAGTTCTGCCTTGACCTAAATCTACCTGTTTTCCATTCGCACATTTTACAAAAACTCTTGCTCCACTACCATAATGCTTTTCCTTTGGCTTCAATGGATAAAAATTTACAGATTCAAATTCTCTATCGACACGCTCGCTTCGAACAATACGCTGATTGCTTCTACGAGATTCTCCATCAGTCAAATATACAGTATTAACAATTTCTGCTCCCGTACGCTTTTTAAATTCTGGAACAATTGTTAGTGAAGTCAAAATCGCCTCATCTAATGGTGTTCCTCCAAGATGATATCCCTCAGGAGTGACCAACCACTTTGCTTCTCTTGAATATGAATAACGAGTTACAATCGAATGACCAAGACCAAGAAAATATTTTGCACCTTTTTGAAATTCTCTCTTATTCATTCGACTTGAAAGAAGATTTAGAAGTCTAAAATTTCCAATAGCTTGTACATTTTCTCCCAAATTATGAATTACATTTTCCCATCTTTCATCATCATTTTTATTAAAAGCCATAGAAGAACTATCAGTAAATGCATAAACTTCAAAAGAAATTTGAACCTTCTCACAAAATGCCGCAAGAACTAAACATTGTTCAACAGTTTCAAAAATGTTCTGATGCATAGATCCAGACCAATCAATAAAAAGAAGTAATCCATGACTTTTTCCATCAGGAACTACTGTCATCCTCTTAAAAATATCTTCACTATAGCGATACTTGAACAAAGTTCCAGAATCAAGAACTCCCGTCTTCGCTGTAAGAGAGCGGGAATGTTGATGTGCTGCCTTCTTCATTTCAAATTCTTTTGCCAAATAATTAATAACTTTCTGATGTTTTCTTCTAAAATCAGACCAAAGGTCATTAAAAATATCAAAAGTAGGGCCGGAAGTTGCTGTCCAACCAAGCGATCCATCATACTCATCAAATTCTTTACCATATCCACTAGAACCGCCTTTCACCGCAGTTACTTCATCAATATCTTTAAAAACTCTTTTATAATCAATAACAAAATGATCTAAATTAGCTTTAGGAGCTTTCAAATAAAGATAATCTGTCTTTGTATTTTCTTCTGTATCTTCTAACAAATCATCTTGACGCTTCATCCATTCATTATCAGTAAAAGATGAAGGTTCAAAATCAGCTCCAGGATGACCAGTTCCACCTTCTTCTCCATTCGTCATTTTACCTTCTTTTTTTTCTGATTCTTTTTCTGATTCTTCTTCTGATTTAGAATCTCCCGCTTTCGCTTTCGCTTCTTCAGAATTTTCTTCATTATCAGAATTTTCAGAATTATCACATTCATCTACAGGAGCTTCACATTCCGAAGGTTCTGTTTTTTCTTTTGAGGGGTCATCAAAATCATCATCAGGTGGTGACATTAATGGTTCTTCATTAGATTCCATTTCTTCTGACATTTGCTCATATTCTTGATGCTTATCAGTTTCAGATTCATTGGTTTTCGCATAATTCCAAAGTGCCTCAACAGCTTCCAAAACTTCTTCAAATGTTTCAGTTTCTTCTACCATTCTAACATACTCACGTTCTTCTTCTGAAAAGTTTACATCCAATGCAGAACCAAGTTTAGTATGAAGATTAATTTTATCAATCAGGGGTAATCCATCAATATCATGCCCATGAATACCAAAAAAATTCTCTTGAAGGAGTTTCGCATATCCTTGAATCATCTGTTTTCCTGCTCCAGGAAATTTTCTCTTAATCTTCTTTTCAATACGGGCATCTTCTACAATATTGATAAAAGACCTATATCCTTTACCTCTATCACAAGGAGCTTGGTGCCATCCATCTTCAGGGGTATATCTCGCATGACCAACCTCATGTGAACACATCAAGTCATATACAGGACCATCCATCCATTTATATACTGGAAGAAGAAGAGTTCTATTTTTCAGATCAAACATGGCGGTTTGATAATTACCATGTTGAACATCCAAGTTCTCTTCTGCCATCAATTTGGCAACCATTGATTTTGTTTCTCTTAAATTTGACATAATTTATATCTTTGGGGGTTATCTCTCATTTCTCATTATCTAGTTATATTATATCAGGTTCCAGGCACAATGTCAAGTTTTTTGCTCATATTATTTAAAAAACTTATTTAAATTTGATTCGCTTCTATATTTAGCAATATTTTTCTTATTATATTCTAGGTCTTTTGTTAAATCAAAAGGCATTGTTTGAGTCTTTACATATTTCGTTTCACCTGGGAGTTTTACTGTCCATTCCAAATCTGCATGTTTAGGATAATTCAAGTTCCATTCAACTGTTGATTTTTTCAAATACTTCCTATACTTTTTTGACATAGGATAGATATATCTAAACTGCTTTCCCTTTACTCTACTCAATTTCAATTCTTTCAACTGCTCAAAGTTTGGTCTATGTCCATACTTCAATCCATCTTCATTCGGTAGTATTCCTTGTATAGTTCTTGGATGAACTTTCTCACCCTTCTCTGTAACATAGGTATCAGTAATTGAATGTCCGCCATATAAAAAGTTTGCTGCCTGATATACATACCCCGGCTTACCTACTATACCATCTGCCCACGTAAAAAGATACTTGATATTTGTATTTTCTTTTAACCATTTGACTGATAAGGATAATAACTGAGACTCACTATTTCTGGGCATCGCATCATCCATACACATTTTACCAATTTCGTAATAATCTTTAGTATCTAATTCTGGAAATAATGCTTGGATTGTATGTTTCGGTCTTGTGCCCCAACCAAACGTAATCACACCTACTATTTCTTCTTCAACAAAACAACCAAGAAAATACTTTGTTAATTTTGGCATCACTGCTGAATAGTGTCTATCTGCAACAAATTCAGATGCAGTTATTTTGTGTATTTGATTTAGTCTCATCACATAAAAAATTTGTTGAGTGGGGAAGTATCATCTATTATTTGGTCTAATGTTCGATCATCTCCTTTTTTCCATACCCACATTGGTTCAATAATCTTTTTTCCTTTTGATTCTGGTTTATCGTTATTACTACCGGGCCTTCGATTTAATTGTAATCCGATACATCCAGTATATTCAGATTGTGGAAGTGATTGTATAAAATCATTCATAGGATCACAAATCTCTACATAAGTCGCCCTACCTTTTGAACCTTTATCATCTGCATATACATCAGCAATATTGATAATCATTGTTCCACCATCTTTCAAGGAACTCCAACATTTTTCTAAAGTTGGAAACAAGAAATTTCCTAACCAATCATTAATATCTTTTCCATATCGTTTCCAAGATTGTGTTTCATCCTCTGCATATCTTTCAACATGAAAATATGGTGGAGAAGTATAAACCATATCAAATTCACGATCGCTCAAGTCTACATCTTCAGCTGGAGCATTTATAAATTCTGTTTTCTTGTAAGTTTCATAAAGTTCATTTTGTCTTGGATAATTATCAAACACCTCTTGGTTAGGATCAATACCTGTATAACTTTCTGCATTAGAGGCGTGAAATCCTGCGAGTCTATCACCCCATCCCATAGAAAAATCTAACACATCTTCTGCTTCAAATAAATTGTAAAGTGATTTTGCTACTGCTGGTGGGTATTGAGCCGCCATATACATTCTCATTTGAATGGCTAATCTCATTTGTTTATTATTTACCTCTGGCATATCTAATGTCCATAGAGGATTCAAAAATGTTTGATGGAATTTTTTAATCGTCCAAGAACGATAGGGGCTTGTATGTCTGGCGTGCTGTACTTTCCATCTTGCGAATTGATGAAAGTAATTAGATGCTTTTCTTCCCACATTACTATTTTTTATATACCAATGTGATAACTCATATTTATAATCTGCTTTAGAATAAAGACTATTTTTGGTCAATAAAGTTCTTGCATCAAACTTTACTAACTCTTCAAAATCTTGTTTAGCTTCTTCTTCAGTATATTTAACGAGAGGTAGTTCTAATCCTTCAATAGCATTAGAAATTGCATCTTTTAATTCTTGTATATCGTGAGAATTTTTTAATTGATACCAATGAGGTTTATCGATAATCAATTCTTGGGAAGGTTCGTCTTGTTCTTCAATTCCACCATCTTCGATTAACTTACAAAAATCTTTTGAAGATCCATCCATCACTGGCACTTCATCGCCTACTTTTATAAGGAGGTTTGTGATGTGGTACATGTGTAGAACAGCCATGATATGTTCTATGGTAGCGACACTAGCTTTCCCTTTATGGAGTGTTGTGGAGTAATTGGTCGATATAATATTTTCAAGCCGAGCTGGGATGGTTTGTCCACTGGAGATATTGCTGAAAATAATGCCGCTTTCCGGTGGCAGCGGTTGCAAGATGAGCCCAGTTTTAAGTCCTTTATGAAGCCCACTTCCATATAATACTACGCTTTTTTTAAGCGTTCTTTGCGGAGGACTATTAAGCTTGTTAAGGTTTATTTGCTCCCGTTGGGTCGTTAGTCGATTAATTTCTGAAGGCACTTG